ATGGTTACAACCCGATTCTATCTCGACTGCCGCGATTGCGGCTCCGGGGCGCCCGCCCCCCTTAAACTCGTTATCACCAAAAAGGGAGTCCGTGCCCTAATCCCTCTAAACATCTCGTTGCTTCCATCACAGTGGGATGCACACCGCCAGATCATAATCGCCCATCCGCGGAAGCAGCAGTTTAACGCCATGATCGCAGACCGGAAAGTGGCGGTCGATTTCATTCTGATCCGTCTGGAGTCATCCGGTGCGCTCTCGGGGCTTCGCGCTTGCGACATCAAACAACGGGTGATCTCGGAACTGTACCCGGAGGACGAACCAGCTACGGCTGCGCGGCTTACTTTCGTGTCTCACTTCAACGCTTTTGTAGACCGGCACTCCCCCGGCACCCAGCGCGTGTATCGTGCTACCCTTTCACGTCTGCGAGCGTATCTCCCGAATAGTGCTGACGATTTAACTTTTGAGGAAATGGATACGGCATGGTTACGCGGCTTCGACAAGTTTCTCGCTCAAACGTCCCCAGCGCGAAATGCCCGCAACATCCATTTCCGGAATATCCGCGCCGTCTTCAACGATGCAATTTCGGAGGATCTTATAACCTGCTATCCGTTCCGGAAGTTTAAAATTACTCCTGAACCGACGCGCCCGCGGGCTTTGACCGTAGACCAACTCCGTAAATTGTTCTTCGCGGAGGTCGCCCCGCATGAGCAGCGCTACCTCGACTGCTTCAAAATCATCTTCATGCTTTGTGGCATTAACATTGTCGACCTATGCCGTTTACGTTCGCTTTCAGACGATGGCCGCATCGAATATGCACGCGCCAAAACACACCGCCTCTACTCCATCAAAGTTGAGCCGGAGTGTGCAGAACTTCTCGCACGCTACAGAGGGCAGTCGTGGTTACTGTCATATCTCGATACGTGCGCGAACTACCGTTCATTTTACGCCCGCCTCTGTAAGACTCTGAGCGATTTTAAAGATCGCTTTCGGTTACCCGGCCTGACCTCCTACTGGGCACGCCATTCGTGGGCCACCGTTGCGGCATCGCTTGATATTCCAAAGGAAACTATTGCGGCGGCTCTCGGCCACGGTGGCTATTCTGTGACCGACATATATATCGATTTTGACCAGCGGAAAGTTGATGAGGCTAATCGTCGTGTAATAGACTGGGTACTCTACGGAAAACGGAAATAATCTACCGCTCCATCGACTGGCTCCCCGCCTCTTTATAAAATCGAATTCCGACTGATAATTGATTTTTCACGTGACAATTAAGATTTGATTTTACGGATAATCCTAAATAAAAGATAACACACTGCCAGCACCGCCGCCCATATGGCGGCCCCGCCGAAATCCATCTTCGCCTGTTGCCAGCGCGTCAGCTGCCGCTCCACCTCGCGGGTCTCGCGGATGGTGTCTGTTCTCTCCACAATGCACGTGTCGTGGATCTCCACCCGGCGCAGGCGCTCCTCACGCCTGATGTCAACCATCGTGTCACCCTTGATCCACACCACCCGCGTGTCGCGGACAGTGTCAGCCACCACCCGCTCCACATCCCGGTCGCGCCACTCCGTCCTCACGCTCTCCACCGGCACATGGCGCACCCACGGCGAGCACCCCGCCAGCGTCACAACAGCCGCGGCCATCAGCAACAGCCGTCTCATAGCTTTAGCACCTGGCGTTTGACGTTTGCGGGGTCATAGCTCACATGCACCCAGCTGAAATCCCTTTCATCAATCAGCTGCGTAAACGGCAGCTTCAGGTTGATTATAAGCTGAAACAGCCTGCGGTTATCTACCTTGTTCCCGGTGGTGATGTCGGCGGCCATACCATCCATGTGGTGCGAGGTGGCAGACCCTCCGACGGCGCGGTTAAGCGCCGGACACCGGTAGCCGCTCGATACGGTCAGTGGGCGCCCCCACGCCTCGCGCAGCGGGTCGAGCACATTGTCTACAAGTCGCGCCACATTGTTCTTGAGATTCTCGGGAATACTGTTGTCGATGGCATAGCGCACGGCAGTATCGCTGCGCTCCATCTCCTGAAAACTGAAATATTTCATTGGGCTGTCGAATTTAAAGTTGTTTTTCTAATTTATCCTTTGCCTGCCGCTTGCACTCCTCGACGTATTCGAGATAGGCGGCGAACTGCGCGGGCTTGGTGTCGCGCTCGCGGTTGACCTCGATCTCCTTGCCGTAGGAGTATCGCAGAGCGATCAGCCGTTCCACCTCCGCGTCATATTCGGCCTTTGACAGTGCGGGAAAGTCGGCGGGGTCGGCCTCCTCCCATTCTCCGGGGTCGGCCACAGTGGCGCGCTGGGCGTCGGATGGCTCCTGCGAACCGCGGCGCCGCAGCACCATGCCCTCTCCGGCGGTTATTTCCCATAAGCCGATACTTTCTTTAAATCTTTTTTCCATGATGAATGATGTTTTTAGGTTGTTGCAATTGTGATATTCTTGGCCGCCGCCTGCGCGAACAGCTCGTCGGTCACTCGCGCATACGCCGTCGGGTGCAGAGTGATTTCGTGTGATTAAACGGTTGCGAATTAGATGTTTACGGTTGCGAATGAGATGTTTTTGGCGGCTGCCGCTGTCACAAGCCCCTGCCAAGCCGCGGCCTCCTCGTCGGTCAGAGCCGCCGCCGCCGCGTTGGTCGTGTCCCCCGTCAGCTTGGCATACACGGCGGGGTTCACCGTGATGGTGATGGCCGAGGTGTTAGAAGCATAGTTAATTGCGAAACTGACAGATTCAAAAGTTAAATTAGGAGCATAAGGAAAAAGGTGCAGACTTCTATCTATTCCTTTCCAACGAAAATCCTCAATAGTCGATGACGCCCAGCAGCCCGGAGAGTGTCTTAGCTCTATAGTAAATACACCTATAATTTTCCGTAATGGATTCCAGCTTTCAAGATTAAATGTGTCTGGGAATATTCTGGGATAATCCACATTCCCGCCTATATTCCATACCTTGATGCCAGAGCCGTCCAACACATTTCCGCCAATGGCACAATATTGTGCATAAATTTTATTCTGTCCGCTCGCGTTGAAAAACGGCACATTTGTCGGGATATTGGAGCCGTTATAGTTTGGCACATAAGGCCAGACGGAACGGTAGAGCCATACGCGTTGCGCTTCCTCATACGACATCCATATCCCGTTGCCGAGATAGGGGTGCTCCGCGTCGGGGGCGTTGGCGGGGTCGTAACAGCCCCATTTGCCCCACGCCGTGTTCCACATGTCGTTGAACACCTGACGGGCGGCGCCTTTTGCGGGAAGTTGCAGCTCCTCAATCTGCTCGGGTGTAAGGTCTGCATAGGTCAGAGGGGCACCGTCGTCGCCCTTATCCCCTTTGTCTCCCTTGTCACCTTTGGCGCCCGGCTCTCCCTTATCGCCGCGTTCACCTTTCTCGCCCGGGGCGCCGGTGTCACCTTTCTCTCCCTTTTCACCCTTGAGCGCCGCAAGCTGCTCCGGCGTGAAGTCGTCGAAAGTGAATGGGTCGCCTTTCTCTCCGCGCTCGCCCTTTTCGCCTTGCTTTCCCGGCTCTCCCGTGTCGCCCTTGATGTAAGGAAGCACGGCCTCGATTTCAACTTCGGAGGCGTCGTCCCCGCGTCCCGGCACAAGCTCGATGTCGAGCGGCTCCGGCGAGTAAAGGTCACGCACACCGTCGGGAAACAGCGCGTCGGGAAACATGAAGTGAGGTTCCCATTTCAGCACTCCGGTGCCTAAATTGTGATTGTTGAAAATCACGCAAATACGGCCATCCTCCCGGCGGAAACAGTTGGTGTATTCGCCCCTGATGCACGACGCCCGGTAGGTGCGGCCCTTCGAGAATGTCCAGAACACCGCGTCCCAGTCACAGTCGGGGAAACCCACGTCATTGCCGCGCGCATCGACCAGACGCAGAATAAAATCGAAGTCCGACAGGTAATTGATCTTTCGCATGATAATTAAGATTTGATTTTACGGATAATCCTGAAAAAAAGATAACTCACTGCCCGCACCGCCGCGAAGTCAGATTCATGATTTCTTCTGTCGATTTTTCTCTCCATGGTGGTTAAAGAAATTGCTTGTTTTTGAGAACTATTTCCGCTATACTTCTCATTTTCTGCATTTTTTGAGAAGTTTCGCGGAATTTTCA